ATAGGGATAGGGCCGCGCGTCCCAGGCCCAGACATAGGCGTGATCCATGTCGATCATCCGCCCGTCGAATTCCTCTGACGCAGGATTGCGCGCGGGATCGCCCCAATAGCCCGCCATCGCCCGCAGATACTGAAGTTGCATCAACTCATCGCGCTGCCCGGTGGAATGACGCGGCAGGCTCGACTCCGACGATTCTGGATCAAGAAACTTGTTGGGCTCATTCGTGCCCTTGTCCACCGCCGCACAGCCATATTCGGTAAAGCGGATCGGCTTGGATTGCGGCACCCATGCGGTCGGCTCCGGGCTGCGCACCCCGCCCACCCGATCGAAATGCCGGTTTACCCACCAACCCCGCAGATCCTTGAACCGCCAGATCCACGGCTCGCTATAGGCCTCATCGGTGATCGGCATCCGGCGCTGCGCCGCCCGCGCCTCGGGGCTGGGGTAGAACCAGTCATAGCCCTCGCCGCCCTCAATATTCGATTGCAGATAGCCAAGATCATAAATCGACGGCCAGTCCTGCGCGTCGCGGTGCTCATAGCCGTCGCGCCAGTCGCTCAGCGGCATGTAATTGTCGATCCCGATGAAATCGATGTTCTCGTCAGCCCACAGCGGATCAAGATGGAAGAACCGGTCGCCTCCCCCCGGCTGATAGCCGAAATATTCCGACCAGTCGGCGGCATAGCTGATCTTCACCTCCGGCCCCAACAGGCTGCGCACCTCCGCCGCAAGATCGACCAACTGCGCCACCGCCGGAAAGCTGTTATCCTCCCCCCGGATCTGCGTCAGGCTGCGCATCTCCGATCCGATGCAGAAACTCTCGACCCCGCCCACGGCGGCACAAAGCGCCGCCTGATGCAGGATGAACCGCCGGTAGGACCACTCGTCGGGCCCGTGATAGGCCACCGGGCTGCGCTTCACCGCGCCGCCAAAACTCAGCAGGTCGAGCACGCCGGTGCCCGCCTGCTCCACCGGCTGCGCCGCAATCGGCGTGACGGTGAAATCCACCGCCCGCGCGGTGCCGAAAAACGCCGCCACCTCAGCCTCCGCCGCCGCCGTCTGATCCGGGCTGCCAGACTGCCCCGGTGCCTTGGAGGTGGTGATCCGCCCGCGCCAGGGCAGCACCGGCTGATCGCCTGCATCGCTCCACGGATCCGGCAATCCGTTGCCCGGCATCTGCTCCATCAGGATGAACGGGTAATAGAGCACCTCCTGCCCCGCCTGTTGCAGGGCAAGAATAGTCTCGATCACCGCCTGATCGGTGGGCGTGCCGCCATAGACTTCGCGGCCTTCGGCATCCTTCGGCACCTCGCCCGCCTGCGCGCGCATCAGCCCCGACACCTCCCACGGCATGTTTGAGGCATCGAACTGCTTTTGCTCCACACGCGGGCGAATCCGACACACGCCGCAGCGGAGATCATCCCCAAACCAGCTCACGATCAACGAAGTAGCACCACAGGCGGGCAATTCCCCGGTCAGCCCTTCGAGGGCGGTCACGAAATCCGCCTGCCCCGAGGGCGTGTTGATATTGGCGATGCCCGACGCCCCGAACCCGAAATTCATCGTCACCGGCGTGGTCGCCAGCACATATTCCCCGCTACCCGGCAACAGCGCCACGCCGCGCACCGCGCGCACCGGGTCCAGATCCGCACCCAGTGTCCCGGCTTGCGACGGGCGGCACACCTCAAAACTGAATTGCGGCACGCGATTGCCGAATTGAGAGATATCCAGATCCTCGATCACCACATAGGCGGTGCCGCGATAGGCAGGCACGTTGCCCGCCCCCTCCACCGCCTCGATCAGCGGGTCGGGCAGTTGATCGCGCGTACCGGGATAGGCGCGCATGTTCAGCCCCGAAAACGACACTTCCGTGCCATCCGCCCAGACCCGCGCCACGCGGGCAATCTCCCCCTCGCAGAGCGCGAGTGCTAGGCTCACCGAATAGCTGACCTGTCGCGTGTCGGGCGTCGCGGGGCGCGGGCTGCCCTTGCCACCGCCCCGGCTCCCCCGCGTCACGGTGACATTCTCGCGAAACTCGTTGGCCCAGATCACCTGCCCGCCCACGCGCATGCGGCCGTAGACCTGCGGTATCGCGTCGCCCTCACCCGCACCGGTCAGGCGCAAACGGCTGACGCGGCCGGTCTCGACCACCTCCGAGCCCTGCCCCAGCAGCCGCTGATCGATCGACCGCCCGATGACGGCCCCGGCAATCCGCCCGACCGCCACCGACGACAGGCCGAGCACCGAGCCGCCCACGGCCCCGCCAATCGCCGCCCCTGCGGCGGATAACAGAATGGTTGCCATGGCTCAGCCCTCCTCGGGAAATTGAAATCGCGCCACGATGCGTCGCCGCCAGGGCGCGCTCAGCGCGGTCTCGACGACGCCATGCCCCGAATAGGCGTGGATGAACGTGGCCCGCGCGCCGGTCTCGGCCACGATGCCCAGATGCTTGGCGACGGAGCCCTCGCGCATACGAAAGAGGATCACGTCGCCCGCCGCCTCGTCGCACAACGCCTTGGCCCGCAGATGCCGCGCAGCGGCCTGCCAAAGCGCCTCCTGCCGCGCGGGCTCGGCCCAGTCCATCGAATAGGCCGGCGGGCGCTCCGGCTCCGCGCCCCTGATCTCTCGCCAAACGCCCCGCACCAAACCCAAGCAGTCACAGCCCGCCCCGCGACAGGCCGCCTGATGCCGGTAAGGCGTGCCCAGCCAGCCCCGCGCCGCCGCCACGATCCGCGCGCCCTGCCCGCTCATCTGCGACGGCTCCCGCCATCCAGTGCCGGGCTCTTGGTGGGATCGGTGATCGTCCAGTCATCGCCGGGAATATCCGGGAAGCCCTGAAAATTCAGCAGGTTGTCGAATTTGAACTGACAGGTCTCCATCCGCTTGTCGCAGCCCGCCTCGATCCGCAGCGCGTCGCCCTGCAACACAGTCGCCCCAAGCGGCTGCCACAGCTCGATCACCCGGCCAGCGCCCTCCATACGGTCGCGTTTGATCAGCCCGATCAGCCCGTTGGCGGCCCCGCTCCGCACCCGGATCACCCCATGCCGAAACCAATCCTCTTCAAACCCACCCATCTCGCCAAAGCGAAAGACGCGGTTCTCCTCCACCACCTCGGCCAGTCGCTCCGATACATATCCCGGCGTATCCAGATCAAACGTGCAATCGCGATCCCCCAGAACCGCGCTGCAACTCTTTTGAAACACCCGCCCCAAAGGCACGTTGAGCGCATCGGTCAACCCGCGCAATTCGGCCTCGAACGCCCCGCCCGCGCGCCGCAACTCGCCAATCGTGCCCGCAAAGATCAGCGCCCGCGCCTCAACGTCCTGCCAATTCACCAGCCAGGCGCGCAACGCCGCCCCGTCATAGCGCCCGGCCTCGATATCCGCCTCGCGAATGGCCGCGTCGCTGAGCGCACCCAACGCCTCGGTATTGTCCACCGACAGCCCCGTCGTCTGCTGCAAGGCCAGCGCGCTCAGCCCGGTATCGGGGCGAAACTTGACCCCTTCGAACGCCAGCGCCCGGTCGTGATCGGTAAACCCCATCACCACGCCGTCGCGCCGCACCAACGCCCAACACCGGCAGGTCGTCGTCACCCCGGTGCCCAGATGCGCCAACAGCCCGCTCATACCCGGATCTCCACCACCGGCACATTGGGCACTTCCCCTGCCTGAAAACTCGCAAGGCTGGTCTGGATACGGTCGGTATCGAACCGCACCGGCACGTCGAACTCATAGCCCGCAGTGATCGCCACATCACGATTGGGCGGCTCGGAAAACGTGACGATGCCAGTGGTTGTATCGACCTCGTAATGCACCCCTTCACGCATCTCGACATTGGCCAGCCCCATGCGCACGCTTCCTTGCACCGGCTTGACGATGGGCCGCACCGCCACCTGCTCGCCCGAGCGATAGGTCTTGACCAGTTGGAACGCGACCGTCGCATCGTCACCAAACCCGATCTCCTGGTCGCGGTAATCCGGCGTGGCCCTGGCCCGGCCCGATTTGAAATCGGTCCAGTCCTTCCAGCGAAAGCCGAACAGCTGCCCGCGCCGCGCCTCGAAAAACGCGATCAGCGCCTCGACATCGTCGAGCGAGCGCAGCGCAACCCCCGCATCATAGCGTCTGCGCGCCTGCGCCCAGGGCGTGTTGCGCTCCTCGAACCCGTTGGCAAGCGTGACGATATCCGTCAACCGCTCCGGCCCGCCAAGCGAGCCGAAACTCAGGCTCGCCGGAAATCTGACCTCGTGAAATCCCATGTCCCGCTCCCTTTCAGCGATTGCGCCCGCCGCGCCCGATCACCCGGCCCAGCTGCGCCGCGATCTGACCCTGGCTGCGGCGAAATCCGTCCACATCCGGCGTCTGGATATTCATCACCACGCTGACACCGCCGCCGCCCTGCGCGCGCACGCCCAGCCGCCCGTCCGGGCCACGGCTCAGCGGCATGATCGCCTCCGGCCCCGCCTCGCCCATCAGCCCGGTGCCGCCGCGCATCGGAAAACTCACCGGCCCGCTCACCACCCCGCCAGTGGCAAACGGCTGCACCCGCCCGTGCGAGAAACTGGCACCCTTGGCGAACGGAAAGAGCCCCTGCACGAGGCCCCCAACCCCCTGCGCAATCAGCCCGCCCAGTTGATCGGTGACGGGCCGCGTCGCGTCGTTGAAGGCGGTGTTGACCATGATCGTCGCCAACCGCCGCAGGCTTTCCGACAGGCTGTCCCCCTCCACCACCGCGCCCCGCAGGGCCGAGCGCAGGCCCCGGCTCAGGCCCCGGTCGAGCGTCCGCACATCCTGGCCCGCGCTCGCGAAACCGCCCCGCACCCGGCCCAGTTCCGCGTTGAACGCCGCCGCCATGCCGGTCGCCTGCCCCAGGGCATCATCCAATGCGGTGATCTGCGCCTCCAGATCGTCGGCGCGCTCCAGCTCATCCATCGCTCATCTCTCCTTGCTCATCGGGAAAAGCGCGCAGCAGCGCCTCCAGCCCATCCCGCGCCATCGGGCGCACGCCCTCCCGCTCGCCCAGCATCAGGCGCAACTCCGCGGGCGTCAGCGCCCAGAACTCCGCCGGTCGCAGGCCAAGCCCCTGCAGCCCCGCCCGCATCAGCGCAGGCCAGTCGAAGCGGTCCCTCATCCGCCCGCCTCGGGCAGGGCAAAGGCCCGCGCCAGCAATTCCGCCGCCGCCCGCGCCGCCGCCAGCGGCCCGCCCTCAATCTCGGCGCTCAGCAGGTCCGCCGCCGACCCGCGCCAACCGCCACCGCGCAGCCCCGCCACGATCAGCGCCAGCACATCGCGGCTGGAAAACCCACCCTCCTCGAACCGCGCTACCAGATCGACGAGCGAGCCTTGCTCCAGCGCCGCCTCCAGCTCAGCCAAGGCCCCCAGCGTCAGCCGCATCACATGCCGCTCGCCGCCGATCACCAGCGCCACCTCACCTGCCCAGGGGTTCGCCATGCTCAGAGCACCGTAAAGCTCAGCCGCCCCGCCGAGGCGAGACCCAGCTCATAAGTCGCCTCGCCGTCATGGGTGCCGCCATACTCGATCGCCGTCACCTGAAACGGCCCCTCGATGGTCCCGAAATCGGGGATAACCACCTGAAAATCCGGCATCTCACCGTCAAAGAAGATCTGCCGCGCGCGCGCATCGCTCGCCGCATCCCGAAAGATGCCCGAGCCGCTGATGCTCGCCGATTTCACACCTGCCCCGGCCAGCAATTCGCGCCAGCCCCCGGCCGACTCGAGGCTTGTGACATCGACGCTTTCGGCGTTGAAACTCACCCGCGTGGCCCGCAGCCCCGCCACGGTCTGGAAATTGCCGCTGCCGTTGAGGTCGATCTTGATCAGCAGATCCTTGCCGTTCTGCACTGCCATTGGTCTTACTCCATCATTCTTGGGTTAGGTGCCGTCATCGACACGCGCACGAAAAGTCAGGTCGATCCGGCGACGGCTGCCACGAGTCTCGCGCCGGGCCCGGGCCCGCCAGAACTGCACCGCCACGGCGCGGCCCCGGGTCAGCGTCATCTCAGCGCCTTCCAGCGCGTCGCTCACCGCAGCCGCCACCTGTTTTGCCTCCAGAAACCCCGCCGCCTCGCTGACCACCGTCACCGTCAGCCGGTGCCACGCGCCCGCCGCTGTGCCATCACCGCGCGCCCGCGCATACTCGGGGCCAAACGTCACGTAGAGCGGCGGCACGGCGCCGTTGGGCACCGCGTCATAAATCGCGCCACCCACCAATGCCGCCAAGGCCGCATCCCCGCGCAACCGCTCGAACACCGCCTGTTGCAAGGCCGCCGCCACGCCGTAACTCATGTCACCACCTCCTCTTCGGCCCAGAGCGTGAAAAACCGTACGCCCGCGTCCTGCTCGGTCACCGACAGGATGGTGAAAATCCGCCCGCCATCGCGCAGCCGCTGCCCCGGCTCCGGGCGCTGCGGGCTGCCTTGCGGCGCGGCGCGCACGGTGATCCGGAACGTCGCCCGCGCGACGCTCATCCCCTCGCCCTCGGCCTCGCGCCCCGTGCGCGCACGCACCTCCGCCCAGAGCGTGCCGCGCGCCTGCCATGTCTCGATAAACCCGCCTGCCCCGTCGGGGCTGCGCGCCGCCGCCTCCAGCACGAGAGGCCGGTTGAGCCGCACCGCCATCACCGCGCCCCCCCACCGAGCAGACGCACGGTGCGATAGCGCTCGATCAGGCTCGACACACCAAAAGGCATGCAACCGCCGCTCAGCCCGGTCTCGTGGCGATATTCATAGTAATGCGCCGCCAGCATCAGCACCGCCTGCGCCAGATCCGACGGCAGGTCGCCCCAGCCCGCGCCATAGCCCGCGCGGAACACGATCTCGGCCACGCCTCCCGGCGCGATCGACGGCAGAAACCTGCCCGCCGGGCGCAACACCGGGCGATGCGCGTCCCGCTCCAGCCGGTAGAGCGCAGGCGCGATCACCTCTTCCTCCTCGTCGTGGTTGCGCAGTGTGAGACTCACGATCTCGCTGATCGGCGCCACCGGCAGCGCCTGCCCTTCCGCATCGCGCCAGCCGCTCAGCACCCAGGAAAACTCACGCTCCAGCAGAACCTTGCCGGTGCGCGCCTCGATCGCCGCCATGGCGGCCCGCAGGAAACTCTCCAACACGGGGTCCTGGATATCGCCATCCGAAAACCCCGTCCCCAGCCGCAGATGCGCCTTGAATTCCGCCAGCGGCAGCGCGGCCAGGGGCACCGCGGTCTCTTCCATCAACATCATGGACCTACTCCATATATCCCGGACCCCTCAGGTGAGTGAGGCGCGCGCCGCCCGGCGTTGCACAGACGGAGGGGGGTGACTGAACAACGCCGTATCACAGGCCACGCGCGCCCCGGACGGGGGCCAAACCGCCCCCGCCACGATCACCGCCCCTTACGAGACGGCGAAGCGCATGAGCTTGATCGCCTTGAAATCGCTCACATCGCCGCCCACGCGCTTGGTCGCGTAAAAGAGGACATGCGGCTTGGCGCTGTAGGGATCGCGCAGCACCCGCAGATCGGGCCGCTCAGCGACCGTGTAGCCCGCGCCGAAATCACCGAATGCGATGGCATCCGCCCCGCTCGCGATATCCGGCATGTCCTCGGCGATCAGCACCGGATAGCCCAGCAGACGCGCCGGCTCTCCGGCGGCCAGACCGTCCGACCACAGGAACCGGCCATCGGCATCCTTCATCTTGCGCACGGCCCCGGCAGTGCGCGAATTCATCACGAAAGTGGCATGCGCCCGGTACTGTGCCCCCAGCGCATACACCATGTCGATGATCGGATCAGGCCCGGCGATATCGCCATCCACGCCCGTCGGCACATAGCCCAGATTGCCCCAGGCCCAGACATCGTTATCGACCGCCGGATGCGTGAGGAACCCGCGCGGCTTGTCCACCCCGTCGCCCGCGATGAACGCCGCCGCCTCGGCGCGCGCGAACTTGTCGGCGATGCGCCCCGCCAGCCAGCCCTCGACATCAAAGGCACTGTCATCAAGCAGCCGCTGCGACGCCTTCGGCAACGCGCTCAACTCATGCAGCGGAATGCTGATCCGGTCGATCACCGGCGAATCGCTCTCGGCCACGGGACCGGTCTCGGTGGCCCAGCCATGGCCCACATCGGCATGGTCGATCAGCACGTCAAAACTTGTCGCCTCGACGGCCACGACGTTGGCCACGGCACGGATCGACGCGGTCGAACTCAGCACCGAGCGGATCGTCTCGGCGGTCTGCGGATCGACCAGATATCCGCCCTCACCGGCCACCGAGGTATTGAGCGCCTTGCCCTCCAGCTCCAGCCCGCGCAGCCCGTCATCGTCACCCGCCCGCAGATAGGCGTCGAATGCCTTGCGATGCGGCGCGCCTGCGTCGGCGGCGGCGGCCAGATGCGGGCGCGCCATGGCGATTGTCTTGCGTTCAAACATGGTCATCTTCTCTTCCTGCTGTTGAAGCCGTTTGTGAATATCGGACTGAATGCCCTTGAATTCGCTCAGGAACCCCGCCACGGCGGTGCTCACCTCTGCCGCCGGAGACAGATCTTCCCCGGCCCGAGCCTGCGCTTGGGTTGTCATCGCTTTTCCCTTCAGCTTGGTCTGGTCGCGCGGGGGTTACATCCGCGCCATCTCCCGGCGGGCCGCGTCGAACACGGCCGCCAAATCACGCAAGGTCTCGTCCGCCGGGCGCTCGCCCTTGGCCGCCACCCGCGCACTGGGCAGCATCGGAAAGGTCACCAGCGACACCTCCCAAAGCTCCAGTTCCTGCAAGAGCCTGCGGCCCTTGTCCCCCTTGGTCGCGCGCAGCGTCCGGTAGCCGATGCTCAGCCCGTCAATCGCCCCCGCCGCGATCAGGGCCACCGCCTCGCGCGCCCGCCCCACGCTCTCCAGCAAACGGCCCTTCACATACAGGCCGCGCGCATCCTCGCGCACCTCGTCCCAGATGCCGATGGGCTGCGCCGGATCGTGCTGCCACAGCATCTTGACGCGCCGCCCCTCGGCGGCCAGCCGCGTCAGGCTCGCGGCATAGGCCCCCTTGGCCACCACGTCCCCGCCCTGATCAGGCGCGTCAAAGAGGCTCGCATAGCCCTCGATCCGCCCCTCCTCGGTCACGCTCAGCGCCGCACCCTCGGGCCGCGCGAACTTGCGCTCAAGTCCATTCTCCATCCACCTCATCCTTTCGTTTCCAAACTCACGGCAACGCCGCCAGGATCGGCTGAAACGCCTGCACCAATATCGCCGCGACCACGCCGTAAACCGCCAGCCACAGCCGCCGCTCCAACCGCTCCAGCGCCGCCTCCAGCCGCTCCAGCCGCTCCTGCGTCGCCTTCACCTGCAATTCCGAGACCCGTTCATGCGCCTCCAGCCGCAGCGCGGGCGCGCAATCGAACGGCTCAAACCCATAGCGCGGCGGCGGCGCGCCCTCAGCCATCCGCATCCCCCTGCGCCAAGGCAGGCAGGCCCAGCAAGTCGCGCTTTTCCGCTGCGGTCAGGAACTCCGCCTGCGCCACCCGGCCCCATTGCGCATCACGTTCCGCCGCCAGCGCCGGCACCTGATCGAGATCGGGGCGCAACTCGAACGCCTCGCCCGCCATTCGCGCCAGCCACGCCGCCACCGCCGCCGTGACACGGGCCGCCAGCGGCAACACCGTCAGGCGGTAAAACGCCCGGTTCGCCTCCTGGTAATTGGCGAATGTCGCATCGCCCGGAATGCCCAGCAACATCGGCGGCACGCCAAAGGCCAGTGCAATCTCGCGCGCCGCACTCTCCTTGGTCTTCTGGAATTCCATGTCAGACGGGCTGAGGCCCATCGGCTTCCAGTCAAGCCCGCCTTCCAGCAGCATCGGGCGGCCCGCATTGCGCGCGCCCTGATGATGCGCCTCCATCTCGCCCACCAGCCGGTCATATTGGTCGGAACTCAGCGCCCCCTGCCCCTCCGCCCCCTTGTAGACAATCGCCCCCGAGGGCCGCGCAGCGTTATCCAAGAGCGCCTTCGACCAGCGGCTCGCGGCATTATGCACATCCACCGCCTGCGCCGCCGCCTGCAAAGGCGACAGACCGTAATGATCGTCCTGTGGATGAAAGCTCTTGATATGGCAGATGCAGGGCGCACCCTCGGTGACATCGAAGCGATGCTTGCGCCCCGCCACGGCATATTCGTAGCCCACCGGCCAGCCATCCGCGCCCGGCACCACGCTCATCCGGTCCGAGCGCAGCACGTGCAACTCCACCGGAACGCCGCCCGCACCCACGGCCTCGACATACGCATTGCCGGTCAGCAACAACTGACCATAAAGCGCCTCGAACAGTTCCGCACGGCCCTGCGCCGGGTTCGGCATCCTGATCAGGCTCAGCACGGGATGCACCGCAAAGCGTTGCTCGGCATCCTGCAGGATCAGCGGCAGGGCGGCAGCGGCCTCGGCGATCATCTTGACACAGCGAAACCCGACCGGATTGCCCGCAAAGCCGGTGCGCGCAAGGCTGACCACGTCGCGCGGGCTCCAGGCCACGCGGCCGACCCCGCCCCAGGCGGCGACGCGACCCGTGGCGCTCGCCTTCTGCTCGGGAACGGCCTGCGCCTCTGCCTCACCCCCCTGCCGGAAGAAATCCAGTATCAT